ACTGCATTTTTATGAAAAGTTAAATTTCCATGATACCCACTTGATTCTTGCGGGTCATAAGCAAAACTGTTTAAATCTCGTAAAATTTGGGATTCTTTTGTAGAGCCGTCATAGCTCTTATACCCAATTAAATGGCTCATAGCATATTTTTACACTCCTCATATTTATTTTTTATATCTTCAATAACTGTATCAAGTGAAACTGGATAACAGTTATGAGAATCGACTCCTACATGATACATAAAAAAATTATCTTCATAAAAATTAACTTGTTGATGAGTATGACCAAATAAGTTTAAAGTCATATGATGTAATCCTGAGTCATCAACATTACCAGTCATTGTTGGATAATGACTCATATAGAAATTGTATTTTCTATATTTTAAAACTGTCGAATATCCAAGACACTCAAGACCATTTTCTTTATAAAGATTAACTCTTGTATTTGTATCATGATTTCCAATGATAAAATACTTTTTACCATTCAGCCGTTTCAAACATTCGAGTCCATATTCATTATTTTTCAGCATTAAATCGCCTAAGACATACACTTCATCTTCCGGCCGCACCAGCTCATTCCATCTTTTAATAATCTCTTCATCATGGTCATTAATATTCGGAAATCCTCTTGGTTCATAAATGAATGGCTTCGAATGACCAAAGTGAAGATCTGAAGTCACATAAATCATTCTACATACTCCTTATCGGCATCTCCTACAATCAAAATATACTTGTAAGTATATTTTTCATTATAAGTTGGCTTATCAAAAGTATAAAACATTCTTCTGATTGTTCCTCTTGGAACATAAACACGTCCCATTCCTTTTCGATTCTCATTCTGAGCAAGAATCTGAGTAAGTGGTAAATTAAATACAACTGGAATAATATCTACTCCATTTAAATCAAGTCTATCAAGAACTCGATTTCTTGCTTTTTCACTCAGATGAGTTGCATCTGCGAAAACTGCAATATCATCAGTTGCTTCATTTAAAGCGTTTTTAATTCTATTACAGAACTCATCAAAAACATCATCTTCATACTTGAAGATATTTTTATCATCTTCTTTTAAGAACTCAGCTCTTACTTCATCTCTTGACACATGTACACACTTGTAAGTTGTTGCCTGTGCCATTTCCTTCTTGACATAAGTCGTCTTGCCCGATCCTGCTGGTCCGCACATAAGAAAGAGAATCTTGTGCTTCATCTTTATACACCCCATTTTCAAAATTTTCTTTAAACTCAAGAACATCCTCATATGATTTACATTCAATATGATTTACTTCTTGTTTGCAGAATACACAGTATATTTTCTTTCTATGAAATCTACCATGTTGATGACTATTACGACGTGGTAAACTCATATTTTTATGACCGCAATTCATACAATAGAAATCATTAATTATCATTTTTCCATTTCTTCGTCCCATTAGTATCAATTCCTTTTAATTATTTATTACATATATATTATATAATATTTTTTATAAAATATCAATTAAGATATTTTATTTAGTGTCGGAAAGGATTTTTAAAATCCTTTCCTTAACTTTCTATATATATTATATAATATTTTTTATAAAATATCAATTAAATATCAATTTCTGCATCTAACATAAAATTTTCAGCCTTAATTTTTTCCCAAGCTTTTTCTCTCTTCTTTTTTCGATGGAAGATAGATTTAACTTTCATGACTTCTGATATTGCCTCTACACTGACCATAGCAGTAAGCATTGACCATTGCCCATCACAAGCTCGTCTATTAGCCCAGTCAGAGAACTCGTCAAATGTAACATCTTTCATTTTTTTCTTCATTTTTTATCTCCTTTGCATTACTCCAAAAGGATTGTCACTATAATAATCTCCTTCAATTTGTGGAGTGTATTCATTACAATGGGTAATGATAATTTTTTTAGAAAATCTTGTATCAAGTTTGACTTTTTCAAAATCATTGTCAATTCGAGTAATTACATCACTCTTTTTCATTACACCATATCTTAATCCACCCTGGAAATCATTGTGTACATTTGTTTTATCAAACATCTCTGTATTGATTTCTTTTTTCTGAGCCTCCTGTTCAATAGGACCAACCCCATGTCTGGTCACATATGAGCGTGTTACATAACAAGCATCAACTGAAACATCTTTTTTATCTGCTAAAATTTCAAAAGGATATGTTACTCCTGTGCGGGAAGTGGTATGCCAAAGATCATTATAATAAAAATCAAGTCCTAATCCCTGACCATTCTCAAAGATAAAACTATCAAACTTATTATAAAGATTATCAAAAGTAATAATTTCATTTCTCTCAAGGAAAAATAATATATCACTTCTAAAATTACAAATTAAAGACTGTCTACCAACAGAATGTTTATCAAAATATTCTCTATAAGTAGTAATTTTATCAAGTCGCACTCCACGTTTAAAAAGAATTACAAGACAGTCTCTCCAAATTTCTTCCATATGAAAAAGATATTCTTCGTCTGTCCAGCTTGCAAAATCAGCAACCGTAAAATGAGTCTTCATTGTGGGGTCGCCATATCTATCCTCAATAGCACACCAGGAACCAAAACCGCAAGAACCATATTCTCTTTCACCATTCTGCTCCGCAATCCAATTTTCTGTAATATGGTCAATCATCATATCAAAAGGAGTAATTACTTTTGCTTCTGGATCAACATATCCTTTTAAATTCAAAGGAAATAAATGCTGTTCTAATAATTCATAATACTCCTTTGTATAAGTCATAGGATGAATAAAAAAGGTTTTCGCAAAAAAAGTTGGGACTCCTTTTGCGGTTCCGCTTCCAAAATGATGATATACATGCCGTAATTTGGTTGTATAATCAACTGTATGACCACGCTGAGCCGTTCCATTGTGAAAGATTACTACTGGTTTTAAGCCTCGATTAAGAGCATCTTCACAAAAATGATTTGTTACAAGACCTTTTCCTTCATCTCCAAAGTTTGCTCCAATAACAATTTTACTTTCTTTCATCTTAATCTAACCTTTCATCACAATATTTATCTACAAAAGTTTCAAAGCCCATTCTCGCACAAATTACATCAAGCTCATCAGCTGTCTCTTTAACAGAATCTTTAATAGAATAAATAATCCAATTATATTCCTGCTCAACAGTTTCATCTTCATCATTTAATCCAAAAGATTCAGCAACATTATAAGCCATTTCATAACCATAATCATTGGCTTCTTCAATGTCATTTACATCTACAACTTGACAATTATAGATTCCATGCAATCCTTGATAAGTACCTTCAGTTGCATAAATATAAACTCTCATAAAAAACACCTTCCTTAACTTTCTATATATATTATATTATATTTTTAATAAAATATCAAAGGAGGACAATAGTCCTCCTTTGATTTTTTAAATATCCCAGCTCACTTCAGAAGAAGCTGTATCATTATCATTAATGTCGATTTTAACTGGACCAGTTTCAAAAGCTGCTCCTGTTTCATTTCCATGACTAATTACAATATCTGTAATAATCTTTGCAAGACCATTTAAACCAGATACAAAATAATGGTCATTTCCTACAAGTTCTTTCCAAGACTCATCTAAGTCTGGATGTCTGCTGCACAGCCACTGATAAGAGCTTTCTTTATCATCAATGGAGATATGGTAAACATCAAATTTATCAAAAACTTCTTTCTTTAAATCTCCTGTTTCAACATCACCCTGAAGAGAATCTCCTGTGGAATCAACCAATCCCCATTTTGGTAGATAAGGATTTGGCTTTTCATCTCCCATTGTAATGATAATACCTTTCTGACCTCTATCCCAGCAGTCAAGTTTACAATGATTTAATCCCATGTACCAAGCGGCTGTATAGGATTCAAAGCTATTACCACCGCCACCGCCTTCAAAATACATCTTATCAAGCTGCTCCGCAATTCTAATATCAGATTCAAACTGAGACATCTGAATTGGCGCTCTGTCATATGCGAGGTCACCAATTCCCATTACACAAAACTCAACATCTTTAATGGAATTATCTGCATAAATATCAGTCATAATTTCATTAAGTTTCTTAGCAACCTGAACTGCGGCGCCGCCCATAGAACCAGTTACATCAAGTGCCAGAATAACTGGAACTGTATGCGGATGTTCGTCAGAATCACAACATTCACGCATTACTCCTTTTGGATTTAAAGCTGCGTCAAGTTTACGAGATGTATAAAACTCCTGTGCTGAAAAAGCCATTGTATCAAACTCGTCAAGGGAAACTCCCCTTGAACGAGATGTATAATCACTAAATGCCTTAGTTGTCCAACTTCCTCCACCCATTAATCTTCGTCCTCCTCATCATCATCTGCATTAATCACCGGGGCGTCGCCGAAATCAAAAGCTCCATCAAACATATTCTCAAACATGTTTCCGCCATTTCCCATCATCATAAACATCATAGGATTCATGCCGCCCATGTTCATAGAACTGCCTGTGTTATTTCCATTAAACATCTGGCTCATCATCATCATGCTCATCATAGAAGACATAGAACCATTGTCCTTAGTCATATTCATAAACGGACTGAAAATTTTACCATAGCAGTATGTTTTTCCCATAAAAACATGATGCTCTGGAATAGTCTCCTGGATGGTAGAGTCTTTATAACTGAAAGTCTTAATGGAATTTTTTCCTACCTCAATAACTGCTCTTGGTTCATTATTAACCAGAATAATGTCACCAACGGCAACTTTAAATGTGGGAACTACCCAGAATGCTCCATCCATATCAAAAGCGAAATTATCGCAGTTTGTAAGTTTCATTGTTTTAACATTGAATGTTTTATAACCATTCTGCACCTTAATAGCAATCTTGCCATTGGCACCCATCTTGCAATAACCTTTTGCTACCGGCTTAAACATTCCATTAAACATATTTCCAAAATCAAACATATTCTCTTCTTTCCTTTCCTTCTGCTCTTTTTCTGTATCTCTGACAATAGCCCAATGATCCATTATATCGCCTATATTTCTTAGAGTTTTATCTAAGATTTCTGAAAAATTTGGATCATCAATACCGAAAGCATATCCATTTTTTATCATTTCTTTTCTTTAACTTTCTATATATATTATATTATATTATATTTTTTTTATTTTATCAATTTACATATTACTTATCCTCATCATCATAACAGTAAAAATGCTCATCAGGGTCTTTTCTTACAGAATCCATACATCCATTAGGAACTTCAAGAGCTTGAACTGGAGTTAAATCTCCATATAACTTTTGATACCAGCTTGGATGATAGCATTTAATATAAGCAGGGTCGCCTACACAATCCGTATATCCTCTCGGACATACTGGATTATATACCCGAAACTGAGAATACTGAGGTATTTCTGCATATATAGGATTTTCTCTGCATTTAATGCAAAGACTTTTTGGTGCTACACATTTATCACATCTTGTCATTTTATTAATCCTCAAAACCGCTATTTGCGTCAAACAGTACATTTTGTTCCCAAGTATCCAAATCAATTAATGGCAAACTTCCTGTGAAGAAACATCCACCATCAATATCAATTTTATGAGCTTTGCCCGCAGAATCCTTGCAGTAGAAATATGCTCCAGGAGAAGCTTTCTTTCCGCTCATCTCACACATATACTCATAACAATAATGACTTAAAAGGGGAACAGGAGTATGTCCATGAATCATAACTACATTATCCATTCCACCTTCTTCATCCCATTCATCATCAAAATGTTCTCGATTCCAAATGAAATCATCTTCAAATTCCGGAAATCCTAAGTGCGGGCCAGGCGTAAAACCTGAATGAGATAAGATTACAACTTCTCCGTTTTTATTATCATAACGATACCACTTAGGAAGATTGTCGATAATATCAATGTATTTTTCATCACTTCCATCTTCTTCCCATTCTGCAACAGTAGATTGACCACCATTAGCACAATGAAGTCTTGTGCAATGCTTTGTCCGCATAGAATCTGCGAACATCTGTTCGTGATTGCCGCAGATTAAGAAAAAATGTTCAGAATCTTCAAGAACTTCTTTTAAAATCTTAAATCCTGCTGGACCTCTATCTACACAATCACCTAAAATATAGCAAAAACTATTGTCTGCATATATAATATTTTTTACCATTTCCCATAAATCGTACTGGCCATGAAGATCAGAACAACAATATACATGACTCATATTTTTACACCTCATATTCTTTATAATAATTATTTGTTGTTTACTTGAAAAGATGTTACTAAAAGTCCTTCATTTTTTAACAAAGCGACAATTTCATCTTCTGGAATTTCATACCAGCCAGGATTTTGATACTGAAGAACCTGATAGGCTAAAGACTCTAAAGCATCTTCCAGTTCACATCTGTCACAACCACCAAATTCAATCATTTTTATTTTTTCCTTTCTCTTTCATTTGATATATATATTATATAATATTTTTTATAAAAAATCAATGCCCTATCTTTTTGATAGGGCATTCCGTTAATAATGTATTATATTTAAAATAATTTGTGCAAATCCACCAAAAATAAAGCCTGTTAAATAAATATGATTAGGTTCATCAAATTTACTGCCTAAAATGGCACCTGCCGCACAAATTAATATAAATAAAACAAAAAAGAGAATATTTTTAATCCAATGCTTGGAACTCAAAACTTCCACCTCTTTCCTTCATTTCAGCCTGATATATATTTCGATCATAAGATCCATGTGCACAGGCTGCACTTATTGCTCTTTGATGACAAATATCACATCTACAAGATCCAAAAGTACCAATACCTGTTGGATAAAACATATATGTGTATCCGCCACCTGAACAGCCATGATATCCATGCGGATTCCCATGAACTTCAGTATCATGTTTCTTTTTCCAATCTCTGATAGCTACACTTTCCTTCTCAGTAATTGGGAAACCTCTCCACATATCAGCCAATGCTGCATCTCTTTGTTTCTTCATATCCTGCATTTCTTTAGTTGCGTACGCTTCTTTTTCAAAGTTATCTATTTTTTCTCTCAAAGATTCAATAGTTTTCTGCTTATCAAGAAGGTTGACTTTAATATTGTCAAGGTATTCATCAATAGTTTCTTCCCTGTTTAAAATAGGGATAGAATGACTTATAGATGTACCATTTTTAAATTTATACATTGTTCCATCGGGACTATTAAACATATATAACCTCCTACTAATTTAAAAGTTCAGTAAGAACTTTATTGATAAGTTTTCCATCTGCCTTACCTTTAAGTTTAGGCATAATATTTTTCATAACCATGCCTTTCATTTTTGGCCCAATCGGCTCTGTAATAACCTGAGTAAGCTCAATTAACTCTTCATTAATAAAAGCTCGAATTTCATCCTCTGTCATAAGAGTTGGAGCAAATTCTTTAATTACTTCAAGTCTATACTTATAAGACTCCAAAAGGTCTGTTCTTGCGGCAGGACAGGTATCAATCATCTCCTGTACAGTTTTCTGCTCTTTTAAAATAACTGCATCAACCATGTCTTCTGGAATGTTATTTCGACAATTTTTATCAATAGCCGCCTTTTTAATAGCGTCAACAAGACTGGAAATAACATCTTTTCGAGCCTTATCTTTAGCCTTCATTGCGGTAACCATCTCTTTCATAACTGTATCAAGTGTCATTTTAATTCTCTCCTTTATAATATTCTTTTACAAAATCTTCTACTGGCGTAAAAGCTTTATAAGTTGACGATAATGCAACTAATTCTTTTACTCCTACAATTCCTGGAATATTTAAAAGCTCTTTAATTGCTAATGTTTCATTCGGAAACTGCTGTCTCTCAATATGACATTCCAAATCATCTTCGTTTAAATCTGGAATAAAAACATATCTCCATGTATTAAACATTTCATCTTTTGAAATACAAAGTTTCCGATATGAATTTTTATTATCTTTTGAAATATGTAATTCAAGAAACATTATTTCCCCAACCTCTCTTCAAAAGTAGTAATAAAATCTTCAACACTTCTTTTTGGAGAAGCTGTTAAAAGAATTTCTGTAATGTTTGGATATTTTCGTAAATCTCTAATAGCATTTATTTCTGACGCAAAAGTGCATTTACAAATATGATGTTTGGTAAGATTTACATAACGATATTTCTGGAGATTCTTATCAAAAAGAATCTCCACTTCCTGCGGGTCTTTATCTGAATAAAAGATTTTAAAATGGAACATTAATATTTCTCCTTTCTTAAAATCCTATCCATTTTTTGTCTGCGATTATCCGTCCTGGCGGGTTTACCGCCTGGCTTAGCCCGATATGTTTTGCAAGTCTGGCAATGACCATAAAAATCAGCCTCTTTGCCTAAATCACATTTTCCGTTACATACATAATGAATACAAGCAACTTCTCGTGTCTTTGCCATAAATTTTATCTCCTTGTCTTAAACCAATCTCTAATATGGCTAACAAATATAATACCATTCAAAATTGTACAAACTGTCCAACATACACAACATATAATTGCACAAACAAGTTGGGTTGTTGTTGTTGCCATTGTAATTACAATCCCATATAAAGCTGCAAGGACTAAATTTAATACAGTTAGAAATCCATATAATACAATCATTTTTTTATACCTTTCTTTTTTACTTAAATTTCACATTAACCGTGGAATTTAAGTAAAAATTCATTAGATACTGCTTTAAAAGATTTAACACCATCCTGAGAACGGAATACAAGACCTTAACGTATTCCTCCATTAAATTTTTCTTTTTATTTCAAAATTACATATTTACTATTTTCCAATAATAAATCATTTATTGTTAATTTAGAGAGGATGGTAAATGGTATTCTAATCAATGGAATATTATTATCTAAACACCATTGATTTTTAATAATATCTCTTTCTTGTTGAGCTTCTAATTGTTCTTTATTATGCCAGCCATGTAAATTATATTGATAATGAGTCTCACCATCATACTCAATTAAGTATTTATTATCAACATAAAAATCAAACCGAGCATTAGTTCCATTAGCAAACTTAAACATTGAAACTTCTTGTTCAAAAGAAATATTATTTTCTGTCAAAAGTTTAGCAATAGTTAACTCTCCTCTACTACGGCGTTCACAACCACAAGAAGTAGTATGTCCCGAACGAAGATTACTACTTAATACAGTAATTTGATTACCGCATTCACATTCACATATCCAGCGAGCTTCTCCTCGTTTATCTGAACCATCTCGTTTAATAACAGTAAGTTTATTAAATTTTTGGCCTACTAAATCTATCACATTACCTTTTGGTTTTTTATCGCTTTCTTTTTTTAGACAACCGCAAGATTTAGTGCGGCCTGCACGTAATGAACTACCAGAAACTTCACATTCATTTCCACATTCGCAGCGACATTTCCAATACCATTCTTTTCCATGTTTAGTTCCTTTACTAATAACAGTTAATCTATTTATTTTTTTACCTGTTAAGTCAATAAATGCACCCATTTTAGAATACCTCCTTCTGTATTATTTCTTCATAGAAATATAAAAAATACAGAAGAACTTTTACAGAACTTTGTCCAAAATTATAATTTTTATGAATTGAAGAATTTAAGTTAAAAATTTTTTGATATAAAAATTATTTACTTTGCGGTTTTCCAAAAAATCACATATAAAATGATAAAAAATTGGAAAACCGCATCCTTTTTCTTAATTATGCATGATACTTCATTAAAAACTCAGGATCTACACACTTAAAAGACATAGAACCATCTTGACTTCTAAATACAATACCTTCCTTAATAACTCCATCGATACGAGAACCCTCACTATGAGAAAACGCTCTCAGTTCCTCAATTGTATCAGGAAGAATATAATTTTCATCAAGGATAGGAACCCAAGGAATATTATACTGAGTCATGAATTTAGCTGCACGAACAGAATCCCATCTACCTTCCTTAGAAGTAATGAAATTAAAACCAGCAAAACGATGCTCTTTAAGTCCATAATCTCTCTTCTGAATACCAGCTCCATAAGTCTCTCCTTGCAAAGTTACCCAATCTAGAGTAGGATCATCGGTAAGAATAGACTCAAGAATTTTTTCAATATCATACTTCTCAGCCATTTCGATATAAACATTTGTATCATAGAAACAATTCTTATCAGGCTTATCAAATACTACATTACGAGAACATACATAAAAATTATTCTTTCCAAACTTACCTCTTTTCATAGTAAAAGTAGTAGAAGTTCCATCAATTTTTTCAGTAGCTACGAAAGGAGACTTATTATCAAATATCCATGGCATATTTTCAACCCTCTCTTCGTCAGTTTTTGCTACCCAAGCCGGCCAGGTCGCCTTCTTATCGCCTTTCTTACCGAAAAATACGAAAAGTAATTTTTTGCCCCAGGTTCTTCTCATTAACCATCTGAATGGCTGGTGCACAAACAGCTTACCATTTCTCTGTGCCATTCTCTTATATTTGTCGACAGAAGGCGCTTTTCTGATATTATCTTCCTCAACAGAATAAGTTACTTCAAGCTCTTTGGTCAAGAAATCTCCAAGCTTGTGAGCATTTTTATCCCATCCAAAATCTTCAAAGCCCATTAAGAGTCCCTGAGAAATTACAGTACCCTTGAAGTATTTCTGAGTTTTTACTTTAAAATGTTTTCCTTCAAGGAACATAAATGGTTCTTTTGCCGGTACTTTAGAGTCAATCTCAAAATAAACCGCTAAATCGCCTGGTTTAAACTGGTCTTTACGAACCATGATATGCCAACCATTTACGACAGCTATTTCTACTCTGTCAGCTCCTTCGATAGGACGAATCTCATCAACTTTGACAACATAAGCAAGCTCTCTTTCTTTCTTCTCATTCAGCATACCTATCATTCTCCTTTATTTATTGTAAATATATTATATAAAAATTTTAAAAGTAAATCAATTAAGGTCTGTTTCTTTCAAACAATCGTGGTAAATTTTGATAAGGGTTTTTTTATTTAGAAATGCCTTATTTCCAATGCCATTTTGCTCTCTCCACGCTAAACGATATAATACTTTATCTATAAACATTTTGGTCGCAGGGTGCATGGCAATAGGATTTTTGGTTTTATTTTGCCACCATTTGTATTCTCCTTGATATGTAAAAGTATTTCCCATATAAGCATGTCCCGCACCTAAATAATCGCAGAGTAATTCCAAAAGATATTTGTCTGGCATTGGTAACGCAGTACCGCCTTTATCAAGATTATCGAACCAGTACTCGTAGTGGTGTCGATTCCGACCTTTATGATGCTGCCAAGCTAAAGACATTCCATTTTCTTCTTTACAAGCATCTATTGGAGAACGAGTTCCCTGCCAATATTTGACACCTTCCCAAAATTCAATAGGAGAAAATTTGGATAAATCGTGTGTAATTCCTTGCTTATAAAGACCAACTTTAAAGCAGTATTTTCCTACCCAATATTTATGTTTGCATACCGTTTTTAAGTGTCCAAAAAAGTTTTTAATTTTCATATTTTATTCCTCTAAATATTTATACTCTATTTTATGTAAAGAATTATCTTTTTTATAGTAAACATAAGTACATTGTACCTGTATCTCATCTCCTTCTTTAATGGTATTAAAGATAGAAGAAGAAACGTCTACTTTTTCATTATTTATACCATATAAATAATATGAATGAGTTGTAACAGGAATAAGAACCTTCCCGCTCATTACAGCAGAATGATGCACATCATCCTCTTTATTTATAACTTCAACTGTTCTTACTTCAGTTTTTAAATAAAATTGGTCATAATACTTCCTTATCCCAGCTACAATTCCAATACAGACTGCGATAATAAGCACCACAACTACAATGTGCTTCATAATTTCTTTTAATCTTTGTTTTTTCCAATATTCCATTATTCAATTCTCCAACCAGCTTCCTTGCAAACTCTTTTCATATTCTGAACTCCAACAGGATTCATGCTATGAAATTTAAAAGTTGCATAAATATGCCAGCCCCGCAATCTCTGACAGCCTTCAAGCCAGTCAAGAATTTTAATATAGTCTCCACCTTTCTGGTAATAGTCACCAGCATCATGGTCTAAATTAATTTCATCAACTTCAAGAATATCTCCTTCTGGTCTAACACGAGTAGTAAGACACATTTCTGCGTCCCAAACACTCTTAATCCAAATATAAGATTCATCTGGTGCGGGCCGCATATCATCAATCCAAAGTTTAATCATTATTTCACCTCAAATTTCCAATAATAGTAGTTGTACTGTTTCTTTGTGTTATAGGATTTTTTAATCCTTTTGGCTACATTGTTTACATTTACACTTGGATTATTTCTCATACTTTTATCATATGATTTAACATATTCAACTGCTTCTTTAAGATTTTCAAACTTCTTAGTTTTTTCTTCTTCAAAATTTTTAGTAGGACAACAAAAAACATCAAAACGAGTATCTTCATATTCAATTTGATCGATTGTAATTTCCTTATACTCCATAAAGACATTCGCATCTACATCAGAAGCTTTTTCATTTTTACAACCTTCATAAACTTCTTTTAACATCTTTGCGTCATCAAGAGAATTATGAGTCTGAACAATTTCTTCTCCTCTAAAGTATTCGCAGACTTTAGCAAGATTAATCAGCTTAATTAAGCCAAAATGAACTTTGACAGCAGGAGCAAAATCCTTCATATCTGTATTCATATAGCCAAGAATTGCTTTTGCTTTAAAACTATTCGTTTTGCGGAAGGTTGCTTTGATAAAATCTGTATCACAATTTCCATAACAATAAAACTCAGGAATATCATCGCCGCAATCTTCAAAACAAAAATCAAAAAACTTATTGAATACCTCTTCTGGAGAAGGAGCTGCTTCAACCATTTCTGTAGTAATACCTGTTAAATCAGTAATAAACTTAGAAACATTTTTCTTTGTATTCTCTGGAGTATGTACGAGAGAATAAAATTCTTTTCCATCTTCTCGAACACATCCAACAGAAATAATATAATTGGAAAACTGCATTGCTTCAAAGTCAATAAAATATTTCATAATGTATCAATCCTCTCTTTAATCAAGTCTTACTTTTTTAGTATAAAGTTTCTTTTCAACGATGCTTCCACATTCTGGGCATCTAAAATAGGAAAAAATAGAATTCCTGCATTCATCTTCTGTTGCAATAAACACACAATGACATTTTGAACATTTTAACCGATAACCATATTTTTCACCAGATTTAAGAATTTTAATCATTTCTTTTTATCCTTTCCTTAACTTTCTATATATATTATATTATAATTTTAATAAAAAATCAATAAAGGAAAAACTTATTCAGTTTTTCCTTTATCAAAATTAGGAGATTTTCTGAAATAAGTAGGAAGTAAATAATTTGGATCGTTCCATCTCTTCCATATCTCTTCTAAATCTTCGATTGCTTTAAAATATTGTTCAACATGTGGGCGCTCCATTCTATCTGCGTGAAAGTGACCAAAAAGCCAAACATCCCAATTAATTTTATCTTTAAAAGAATCAAGCCAAACTTCCATAGAATCATCTACAGTGGATTGGTCAATCATAGATAAAAACAAATCAGTCGGCTCCCAGCTTAATGGACAAGTATGAGTAAAGACAAAATCAAAATTTTGTCCTGCGTACATTGTTTCAATAGCTTGCATTTCTGCTTCTGTTAGCTGCTCGTTTGGATACCAAGTATAATGATTTTCAAGTCTGTACCACTTATCCACAGAATAAGCTCCACCTATTACAAGTGTATTATGACCAAGAAAATCATAATTAGAGCCATCCATGAGATAATGGATATGAGGATAACCGGGTTCAATGAAAACATAATTCGCAACATCCTCATCCCAAACCTCTTCAATGCCTTTAACATCTTCTGGACGAGCTTCATGATTCCCCCTTACTAAATAAAATGTGCATCCATATTGTTCAAGTTGCATCTTAATATCATGCCGTCTTGCCGCACTCTTATAAAAATTAACCCCTGCATCTCCTAAGATAATAATACCAGTCTCTTTTGGATTTTGTATTTCAAGCCATTCAAAACGATCCATACAGCCATGAGTATCTCCTGTTATAAAAAACTGTTTAATCATTCCTTTTCCTCCAACTCAAAAGCAATACTTTTCTTCATAATTTCTGCTTGAACTTCTTGAAGAAGATTTTCAGCTTCTTCATCAGTGTAGTTAAATTCAGAATCTTTTGTATATGGGGCACAAATTTTATCAATATGAGCCATATGTTCATCCGCAACTTTAATAGCTTCTTCTTTTGAATAAAGACCAGTTTTAATGTCTTTTAAATATTGCGGATTAGCTGGACACAAACATTCTTTATATGGAGCTCCAGCGATATATTTATCGAGGTATTCATCAATCCTTACAAGCTGATAAAGCTGTTTTGGGTCATAGTCAAACTTTTCAAAGGCTTCTTTATGGGCTTCTGTCTTTTTAGTAAGAGCATATCTTTTACCAAGAGCAATACCAGACATAGCTTTTACTGCGAAATAAGGATTATAATGTGCAATAACTTCATTTTTCGCAATTAATTTATTCCATTCTTTTTCATACATCGGGTTAATGATTTTATAATTAGTGAAAAGAATCTCAATAAAGTTTAGATTCTGTTTGCGGAAAGTGTCAAACATAAGCCTAATATCTTTAAAGTCAATATGTTCCCCATTAGCCCTAAAATGAGTTGTAGACATAGGCTTACGATTATAAATAAAATCGTTTAATGTTGGAGTGGTAATAAGTTTTGTATCAATATCAGAATCTTCAGTCTCAAGACCGTAATTTTGACTACCTTGCAGAAAAATACCTACAATATTATTCTTTGCAAAGTATTGTTTAGATTCAAGATAATGCTCTTGAATACCACTCGCAGTTTTAATTATTGTATTAAGGTCTGCCATACTTTCTCACCTTCCTTTAACTTTCTATATATATTATAATAAATTTTTAATAAAAAATCAAAAAAAGGGAGAAAGTATTTAAACTTTCTCCCTTAATCATCGGTTGCCCATTGTCCTTTTTTAACCAGCCTTACAAGTTCATAATCATGCTGGGTTGGTTCAACATAAAATTTATATTTCGCAGAAGCATACTCAGGAATGTCAAAATGATGGTTTGCGTTCCATACATAATCTAAACAATCAATAACAGCTTGTTGTTTATCTTTATCAGTTCCATTTGTATTTGCAGAAATATAAGCTAAGACTTCTTCTTCTTCGCTTCCCCAATCATAAGATGGAAAAATTTGCATCTTTTCCGCAGGTTTATGTCGAAAAGACATACCTAAAGATGTAAATAATACACATAAAAGAATAATTAAAAACATTTTCTCTTTCCAGTTAAAATTCATACATGAATCCTTTCTTATAAGAAATAATGTAATACAGGAATATATTTATCCCGCAATTTTTCAGTAAGCGTATCAGTTAAAGTCATATGGTCTTTCATGTCTGCCTGTTTAACGATAAAAGCATAATCATCTTTTGCATCAATAATTTTATGAATATAATCTTCATATTTTTCTTGAGGGTCTTTTGTTAAAAGAACTAATGAATTATAACTCTCTATTCCCAGAATAGACATTAAGTCTTCTTTTGGACATTCAGTGTCTTCTAACAAATCGTGCGCCAAAGCAATCATATAAGCTTTTGTTATATCCATTTTTAAAAGGTCAGCTTTTGCGGTCGCATACTCAGCAACCCGCAAAGCATGAGCTAATTTTTTCTTAGGATAATATTGAGCTGCCAAAGTGAATAATTTATTCATTTTTGTAATATCATAATTATAACCCATTAACGTCCCTCCTCACAAATACCTAAAGAAATTTCTCCTGTATATCCACAATAATACATAGAAAGTTTCTTAGAACCTTTTTTAGAAAAATAATACCAGGTATCCTGTTCCCAGCCATTGGTATCCCAGTCATCATCTCTATCATAGCCGAGTTTATCAAAAACGTCCATAAATTGACATGGACCGAGGTTTAAAAGACTAAGTTCAATATTTGTAGCATTACCGACTTCAAGTTCATGAATCACACCTCTTACAAAAGGCATTACTCTATCAATATCTTCTTCAGAAATGCTATATCCTCTTATCATTTATTCTTCTCCTATATAAATTAAATCATCAACATATTTGCGGTCTTCGCCTTTTAAAATAGGCATATTCTTATCAATAGCCCAAATAGGTCTCTCTTCAATAATTATAGTTGTAACTCTATCTTCTCCAAAAGGTTGTGGTTCTCTTTTGATATTTTCAGTTACCTTTGTTGCGACTTTAATACATGCGGTTCCTCGTTTACATGGTATTGTAAAATCATTCCAATTAATGCCATATTTGGTCATTAACATATCTTGAATCATATTACAAGTTTTATCTTGAAGTTCATCATATGAAAAATGAGCTTGTCCTACCATTTGGATACTATTTCTGGTTGCATCAAGTTGTCGCCAATAAATGAGGTTAGTCACCTCTTCTTTTGGAATATTAAAACATCTGGCATCAAACATTGCCCCTTTTTCTACTGCACTTATATAATTATCAAGCAAACCTTCTCTTCTTTTTACAAGAGGGTCATGAGTTAAATTATATTCAACCACATTTTCAGAAAAATATTTGTTAAAAGCCATTGTTGCCATAGAAGCTGATACAGAGGTTAATTTTTGAACCTCATAATCAAACCAAGCATCTGAAGTGAATTTTTGATAATCCACTAAAATCAGAGTAATTTCATCTGACTGTGTATATCCAAAAACGCAACCTTGAATATTTTCACAAAGATATTTCATTGTTTGTTGCATTGTATCCATTAGTATAAAGTCAAATGGTTTTTTAAAACCTCTTGTAAAAGTATGAAACGCCTTGCCATCCAGCCTAATTGCTACTGGAACCCTTCTCATAAGTCGAGTTTTAGGAATATTTTCATAAAAGGTTTTCATACGAGTACCTAAATCATCTCTCACCGGCATCTTATTTACCTCTTTCTTTCCATTCTTTTAAAGTTTTTATACACTTATCATAATAATCATATTCGCTTTTTCTTATTTTACCTTTATGCCATAAAATTTGATATGGCTTTAAATGCCCATAAGCCCAAAAATCATAAGTATATTCACCATCATGCCACATTAAATGCGGACAAAATACTTCATTTAATCTTGCGGGAATGTATTTTATCTTTACTTTTATAGGATGCTTAATCTTAGCTTTAATAGCTTCGATTAAGCAATTACTATAAAAATATTCAGAAATATACATCATAATTTTGGACACCAGTCTGGAATATCAGTATATCTTCTTAAATGCCAATCATCGCCGGCAACCAATTTGTCATGTCCTTTTACGTCTTTAACGAGTTTACAATAACATCCTTCTTCATGGTCCCAAGAATCTGGAGTATAAATAGGACGAACATCATGGTCTGGGCAATCAAGACAATTTGTAATTGTAATAGTAAAAGAATTCATATTAATTCTCCTCTAACAAATCATCAAACATATTTTGGAATTTATTGTAATTAACAGAATCATTGTTAATGATAGGAATTGCGAAAATTACTTTTTTAAATTCAGTTGCATAATCTGTAACTAATAGATTGATAAAAATTTCTGCAACGTCATCTGCATCCTGTCCAAATACTCCACATCCAAAAGCCCCAAGAATAAGGGTATCAATCTGATTTTGTTTTGCTATTTCAAAAACGAATCGAATTCTTGATTCAAGAACTTTTTTATTTTCTTCTCTATCTACGTTGCAATACTTTGCAGCGGCAGTAAAATTAGGTGCGGCGCAAGTGATTACATCGCAGTATTTTTCAATGCCAGAATGCTCAAATCTGATATTTGGAGAATAAATTGCTCTATTCTCATACAAAGCACGATTCTTATGTTTTTCATTCCAATCATAATAGTTTGGAACCTGGCTTAATACGTTATAAAGGAAAGATTCGTGACACAAACATTCTTCCTGAGCACGTGAACCTCTAACAAACATTCCGCCAGGATTCTTATATGAAGCAAAATTGAGAACTGCAACTTTTCCATCTGCAGAATCGCAAGCTACAATAGCTTCAACGCTTCCAACAGCATCAAGAGCAATATCTGCTTCTTCTAATTTTCTTGCGGGCGTTGTTGCTTTAAAATCTTTGCTATAAATTTTACTATTTATTACACTTTCCGCAATCTCACTGGCAAATTGTTCATTCATTTGCTTGGTATGCTCTTGTGCAATAATTGCTCTTTGAGCTTTATCTGCCCAGTAATAGCTAATATCTTTCATTTTTATTTATCCTCTTTCTCATTTTCTATATATATTATATAATATTTTTTATAAAAAAACAAATATATGATATTTTGCTCTGAAAAATAGTAAACGCCTTTTGGATTTTGAGATTGCGGAGTCCAGGTTTGTCGCCGGCTGGAAGTTCTGTTAAAGGCCATATGGGTACAAAAAAAATGGGAAGGTTATTATATATAACCTTCCCATAAAATTATTGTTTTACTAATTTTTCTAAAAGTCCATCTTCTGCGTTTTTAATAACGCCATCTACATATGTACCAGTAATTTTAGAAATATCTAATTTTCTCTCTACATATTCTTCAGTTGAACTTTTTGCAGTGGAGCCATCTGTTCCAAGATAAAGATTTGTAATAGAACCACCGGAAATATTACATTGCATTGAATTAAGAGTTCCACTTACGTCTGAAGCAGCTTCTCCTCCTAAATATGCTTTTTCAATAGTACCATTTTTAATATTATAAACTGCATCTCCAACAGAACCTCTGTTTGTAGATTGTAATATTTGAATAGTACCACCATTCATATTTAAAGTTCCTGCGTTTGTATTTCCATTGGAGCCACCAACTGTAACATAATAAAATGCTCCATCATTAATATTTAATTCAACATTTGTTTCGACATTAGAATCTGCACCAACTCCTCCACCATAAACGCATGATTGAACTATTCCACCATTAATAGTCATTTTAACATTATAGACTGTATTTGGAAACATTTTTCCATAATAATCACACCAAGCTGCGCCAGCACCATTTACATTTTTAACAATGCCGCCATTAATAATAATTTCTGCTGTATCAACAGTTCCACCAAGTTCATTACCGCCTTGAATATTTGCTACTGAACCACTATTTACAGTAATTTTAGTGTGTGGAAAATACAATGGTGTAGTTATAGAAACACCTCCGCCGCAAACATTTATTTTAGAGCCGTCAGGAAAAACTTGTTCTCCACCAATCCATTTAATTTTAATAGCTTCTTCCGCTGAATCATCTTTTTCAATTACTATTGGATGTCCAAGAGCAAAGAAAACATTCATTTTTTCATCATAATATGGAGACATACTATTTATAATAATTTTATCTTCTTTTAAATCATTTTCCATTGTAGTTTTATCATAAGAAACAATCTTATTAATCTTTTCTACTAATTTAGAATCATCGTATGCTTCTGGAATTGTAATGTTCTTTTTAATCCAATTTGCCAAATCTGTAGTTTTGGTATAAGATTTTAATTGAGATTCTAATTCACTGTCAGTAACAATTGCTTCTGGATTTTCTGTAAAATAATTTTGCACTGCTTGCGCGATATCTTCCGCAGAAACTGAACTAGAGCTTGAATTAGGATTTTGAATTTTCCATTTATTTTCACCATTTAGAATATATTTTGAATTATTCTCAATACAAAAAGCAGTTGAACCCATTTTTATATTCTTTGTAGATAATTCATTTAATTCTTTAATGTTATCTACAACAAAATCAGAAATACCATATTGAGTATTTCCATTTTGAGATATAACTCCAATCATAATTTTTTCCTCCTTATAAAATTTAAAAGGTTTTACCTTTATTATAAATAAAGTTGAAATAATATATTTTATTTATTTCTGCCCTTAATAAAAAAAAAAGAAGCAAGAATAAATCTTGCTCCTTAAATTAAAAAATTATCTCCCATAATCATATCTATTGTAATATTATCTTTTTCCCAATATGGAATACGAACTAATGGAATATTATTATTTTTAGCCCATTCATTTTTCTTTTTATCTCGTTCTTGTCTATCTTTTAAACTATACCTATTATCCTTATGGAAAGATATTTCTTGATAATGATGTTCTCCATCAAATTCTATTAAACGAATTATTTTATTATTTTCTAAAATTGCAAAATCATATCTTGCATTATTTAATTCTGGAATACATAATTCAGAAATATAAGAAATTTTATTTTCTTTTAAGATTGATTCTATTTTAGCTTCACCAAAAGATTTTTTAATGCATCCACAAGATTTTGTAGAACCATCTCGAAGATTAGTTGTAAGAACTTCTGTTTCATTACCGCATACGCATTTACATAACCATACTACATTTTTATTTTGTCGTTTTCCTGTATCTTTTAATACTGTTAAGAATCCAAAATGTTGACCAGATAAATCGTTTAAATTTTTTTTACCTTGTTGTTGTCCAACTTTTACTCTTTCACACCCACATGATTTAGTATGTCCATTTCGTAAATATGTACCTCTTACATTTACTATTTTTCCGCAATCACATTTACATTTCCACTGTATTGGAGAGGTTCCTGGAACCCTTTCTAAAACTTGTAAATGATTAAATTTTTGACCTGTTATATCTATAAATCTCATATAGACTCCTCCTTTTCTTATATATTATATTCTTTTTTAAATAAAAAGGTTGAGTCTATCTTGTCCAAAAAAAACGAGCTGGAAAATTCCAGCTCGTATATTTTTACTTAATACAAGAGTATCTTTCGGTATCGAGTTTTTTCATCATAAGAGAATAGCCATCTTCTCCAGAGAGAATTTGTTCTATCATCGTCATGCTGAACCCAGATACATAGGAGAATCTTCCGCCAAGGGCTGGAATGTTATTCTGTCTTGCATCAAGATTCCAGAAGATTACTCTTGGAAGTTCATAGCCATAAGCCATCCATCTCTGAGCAATATTCTCAAGCAGAGTATTGATTTCACCAATACCACCGGTAATACGGTTTCCATAGCTCCAACGCTCTCTGGAAGGACGTCCAAAGGACATACAACCATTAAACTCCATATCAGAGAA